ACCAAATCTAAACTTCAGTGGGGGAGTTTAGGTACACCACTGGCATACCTGTCCACCAATAACATTGGAAATCGTCAGCAGTAGCAACAAAGCAAGGTGCAAAAGCTGCATTATTAGAATTTCTCTGAGAGATAATACTAAAACGCCAGCCTTCACTCCAAACGCCTTCAGGCCCTACCAAGTTGGCATTCTTGCCTCCGACAAATCTCCATTGTGAGTAATATGGGATCTCAATGTCCAATATGGGATTAACAGAGCATGATGTCCATGCACCACCATCAACCATATTTGGAACCCAGCCATTCCAGGCCCCTTGATACTCACTGTAGGTGTTCCTTGCTGCATCCAATGTCACACCTGATGACATATTGGCATCAAAATTGCTATACTCACCTGAAGGTGATCTGGATGCAGCAATGTCCATCGCGTCGGCAGAACCAGTGCCGACGATTTTATATCTCATGCCACCACGATAACCCTGAAAACCCATAACAACCCAATGGAACAAGGTTGTATTACACAAAGCATAGGGCCCGGCGGGCACCGTTGCAGTATCTGGGGCGTCTGCATACGCACCACGATAGTATGGATACAAATTTCTGGTTCCAGAAAAACTCCGAACCAGAGCGGTTCCATCGCCCACAGAATAATGCAATAATTCATGGAAATTGTACCTTTTCAACAAACTCCTAAATGATTTGATACTTTCTCCAAAATAAACCATGTTTAACTCTGGATTTATTGTATTGCATATTCCAAGATCTGTAACATCGTTCTGCTCTGATTTGTTGGGCTCGGCATCAGATCCAGATTGCTGAATTGCACCGGGTTCGACTCCAGATTGCGGGTAAAACACGAAATTTCGTACTGCATTGTTAGGTGCAAATACTTCAAAATCATCTCCCGCACTTGCGAAAACATTAATCTGAACATCATTTCCAACTAAGGATCCTGGTACAGAAAGTGCATTCTGAACATACACACCCAGTACACCGTTAGTGCTAGGGTCCAAAGATAGGAATCGAGTAGTTCCAAAATTGTCACCAGGTGAGTCAGCCAGATTTTCCGAATCTGTAGGTAGAATAGGAATTTTCTGGCTATTGTGGATAACAATGGAAAAATCATTCTTCGCACTGAGATCAATAACCTCACAATAATTCACATTATCTTCTGGAGATGAATCCAAGAAATTGGGGTCATAGACGATACGAAGACGACCACGATGGAACGCAGAGCACACAATTTGAAAGCGGTACTTAATGCAGCCAGTCCAATACGAAAAGGGCATGGCCGCAGCAGTTATCGCTGGTATAACTGATGACAATGCAGTGCCAACAGTTGGACCTTCTACAGACAACATTGGTGTGACCCTCATATTGAATAAGAGGTCATCATACTGTCCAGTAATAGGCCATGTAAATTGTGTAATGTAGGTTTCTTTCTGAGCTATAGACAGAATAGACATTTGATCAGACGGATCAGGTAAACCCGATATTCGCGGATCTATAGTCAACTCCTGTTTTTCATCAACAGAAAGTTTTTCTACACGTGCCGGTGTGTTCGTGAGAGCCAAGCTCCCAGCGGCAATTGGACGTACATGCGTAGGTTCGGCAGTCATAGGTGGTCTAGACATACCAAACAATTTTGCAGTACTAGCTATACCTTCTGCAACCTTTGATGTTGCCATCGCAAAAGGTGATATAGTAGGAATAGCAGCTGCCGACCTAGCCATGTTTGCAACAGTTGTTGCAGGACCAGATATTGTTCCTTTCTCATTTGCCTCGTCTACCTCCTTACCACTTTGTGGTTGAAGTGCAGGCATATTCTCATGAGTTGGAACAGATAGTGACACATTTTCTGCCCAAGCGAATATGGACATGTCAATAGTGTCGGTACCCCCATTAACATTTTTCAATGGCGTAGTAGACATGACACAAATTTCTCCCAATTGATCGAAATCTCCAGAAGGAATACTAATGTAGTTCTTATAATGGAAGAAAGGCAGAGTCATAGTCCCACCAGTGGAGGTACATGGATCGATAAACAATTTTGGTCTCTGTGATTGCTGAACAAGCATCGTCTCTCTGTCTGTAAAATTAGTATGAGACATATAGTCCCAATACCATAACGGATTGTACGACACCATTATCCTCCCGTAAGCGAAAGGATTGCCATTTATCACAACCTTAACCTTCAAATCACATCGAAGCAAATTAAAATTTGTAATCCTATTTGCAACTCTGCTATTTTGGAGAAAAAGGGACCATGGATCAAAGAAATATCCAACATTTTGACCTACTTGAAGAGAATATCTGTTGACCAGAACTGGACGAGACAAAAATTTCTCCAAGGAGGCATCTGTGGAATCTTGCAAAGATCTTGTGGGATCCACGAAACCGGGCTGACCTTCAACTTGCTCACTATTATCAGGGTCTTCAAAAGACATCACTGACATTTTAACAGTTGGATCAGAAACCGAGATTTTACCTGATTGAACATCGAAAATATCTCTGTTCACAGGTACTTTACTGTCATCAGACACCATGAAATTGATGAGTGACACGATGTATTCCGACAGAGGGAAGGAGTTGTCTATATTCAAATCCCCAAAATTATATACATTGCATGAACAATAGGGGTTAGAACAAGGCACATACTCTATTCCTTGTGTTGAAGTTATTGTTTCAGGAGTTGCTTCAACATAATCACCTTGTGATATTCTTCTCCTTTTATTTACATTTGTTTTTGTAACCTTTTATGTACAAAGTCAGGCCCGGTTAAACCTAACAACGTTTGCATTTATATCTGGATACAATCCAGCCCCGTAAATACGGGTACTCCCAATAGGAGTATTATTTGTACAAAGCGATACCAGGAGTGCAAAAATGCTAACATCACAACTAGTCCGTAACCATATATACAACTGACTGTTCAACTTTAACCCGGTACCCCACCGTCAGCGCGGGGTGTGCTTTAATGGCATACACGACGCCGTAGTGATAATGAACTAGAGAGTAGAATGATACTTCTTCAACCACTCATTTATTCTATCATCATAATCAAGGTTTAATGACTGACACAAATGTTCAACGCCAGTTTTCGCAGCAACCTCTCTCAACTGCTTTCGCCTGTTCTCGTACACAACCCTGCCATGGTTGAACCATTCTCTATTGGCTGTATCGATATTTTGGGCGCATGCCATCTCATCCGTAATAGGTGACTGTTTCGACCGCAAATAGTAATGCAACATCTTGAAAATAGACGTCTCAGACAAAGCACCAACACGGCAGTGCATGTCAGGATGGTAGACACTCTTCCTCTTCAAAAACTCAAACTCACTGGATGGCAAAAAGTCCTTGAGCTCACTCTCCTTGTCAGGCATTGTATACACTTGACCATGCTCTCCAAGAAAAGCTGAAGCACCCTTTATAGTGAAGTAATCGCATTCAGGGTGCACAGAGCCAATATTGTCATCACCATACGTGATCAATTTGACATTGAACCGAAAAGGCTTCTCTGGAGCATTCTTGAGTAACTGCTGTTCCCTGTAGTAGCATCTCAAGTTCAAACTCCCACTAATGCCATTCAAAATGACAGTGAGTGAATTGCCTGAAATATGAGTGCCACTAGTCAACATTATCATATCGCCATTAAACGCCACAACGGCGTAAACAAGATCAGCAACCATTGCATGCATAATCAAGATATCTTCCTCGCTATAGTCACATAATTCTGCGAGATCAATCAAAATACGCATGGCCGAAATCAACAATTGTGAAGGCAATTTTTGGTCATACTTTCCATAATCTCCCCCAATGAGACGATTTTCCCCGAAAGTGAATATATGATCATGCAATTGATCCCATTCAGGACCATGACTGTTGACCCCAACTGCACACTCTGACACCTTAGGATTGAATTGCAAAACTCTCAAAAGCGGGAGAAAATATTTCCGGATTAAAAAAGTGAAAGCAACAGGGTTGCTATAGAAAATCCGACATTTTTCCTTAGAATGTATCTCATCCTTCTTGCAAGCTTTTGCGATCGGGTAAGCTCGAACACCATTGCGGTAACAACTCTCCAATCTGTTGATTTCATTTTTGAGCTCTCCATTGGGTAAAACAACCTTTGAATAAGCAGCAAAAGGGGGGGCTTCATAAATCAACTTCTCCTTCTTACCAACTAGTGGAAAACCACAAGCAGTGTTGGTCTTGATGCGATCCAAAAACCGCTTGCCAGGCACTCCATTCCAATTCTCCAATTCTGTTAGCGGACGTGTATCACGCCACAGATTAGATGTAAAAATGGGTATCAAGTCTGATTTGTAATCTCGTATAGCCCATTGAAGAATATCTGGTCTAAACTCAGAAGCAGGCCTAGCCAAATTGGATAAACACTGCTGCCAACCAAACCAGGGAGGTTTCTCTTTGGGTGGCATGAATATGTTTGGAAAACCAAATACGTCCAAAACATGCTCGGTCATCAACGTGGGTTTAGCATCAGACTTAAAAGTACTTCGTCCGATACACGACCCAATAGGCCGGACTTGTGATTTGGGTGGCATCCAATTGAGGGGACTCTTTTTATGAACTGGCTCATCTTTCATGAAACTCACACCATAAGACTGAGGCATGAATGTAGTCCCAGCAGCGAGCAAAACAACACCTTCAATCTTGAGCAACTCATTCAAAGCATCTTTATATTGATCAATTTTCAGTATACCAGAGCAGCCATTGGGTGTTCCCTCAGTTCCAGCTAAATGAAATCCCAAAATAATGGGTTTAACTTTGGAGATGAGGGTCGCACCACAAAGGCCTTTCCGAGTATTTATTGAAAGATAATCATAGTTGATGCCATAAAAGGATTTATACCGATGACCTGTCATAGTAGCCTTGCCATATCCATTCGATTCTTCCACAATGCCATCTTTCCTTCGATAATACATGAAAAATTCAGCAAAATCGAAATCAGACTTGGGGAGGAATTTTGAAAGATCGGCATAGTCACCACCACTAGTGACAAAACACAAAGACAAATCAGTGCCAGGAACCCGTACCGATGTATCCTTGGATAACCAACACTCAAACCACGCACCAGACTGGTTGGGATCATACTTGTAGAAATCGACTCTGATATTGGGTATAGTAAAGTAGTGAGTAGGAATCACAATGACTCCTGTTCGCAAGAATAAGCCGTTTACAGCCCACCTTTCTTTGTTGATATCCATAGATCCATAAACAAGGTTTTTCTGGATCATACCTCGCAATTGTGCACTAGAAGTATTTGCAGCCTCAGGTTGCACTTGCAACGGCTTGATATTAACTTCACAGTACTCATTTTCCTCAGCATCTCGCTTGTCAATTTCTTCTTGTGTTTTAGGCTCAAGAGACCCTTGAGGATTGAATTCCCTCCAAGCCCTATACACACGAGAGAGCGCATACACAGCAGCAACAACTGTGCCAGCCTTGCATATACTCTCAACATGCTTGTCTCGCATCTCTTTGAACATGGGGGCAATGGAATTCGCCTCACCTAGTTCAGAAATGTACTGCCTTTTAACCAAGTTCACCATGTTCTTTTGGACAGTTAGACCAGCAATGACAGTTGATGAGAAAATTGGTGACATCATACCTGGATATACCCGACGATAACAGTACAAGTTGATTGCACCAATGAAGGACCACATTCCGCATGTACGAACAATGTAATTCTTCTTCATCTGTTTTTGTCCAGCCAGAAGACAAAGTTGCTGGACATAATAATTTCCCATCCAAGGAGTTGGTATAATGGAAACCCAATTCCAATGATTAACAAATTTCTTTGCTGCTCTAAGAACGAAGAATGCAGCCGCAGATTCAACAGCAGTATCCATTCCAAAGATGTCACTGCATATCCTACTGCGAACCATATCGCAAGATGATCTAAGAGACTTGACTATCTCTTTACCAAAGTGGGGTTGAAAATCATCTTGGGAATCTGGGTATCGAGGATCAGATGTACACGAATCATCATCTGACAAAACTCGAGGGTCTTCTAACCAATTCTCAGATTCAGGAAACCTAGCATCCGATGTAACAGAATCATCATCACAAAAATGGCAAATATCGCTAACACTACTATCATCGTCGGCATCCTCAACCCAAGCAGGATGGGCCTTCAAGTTGAGAACACCTTGATGTTCACGACAATACCCTTCAATTTGTCGACAACCATCAATGCCACAGCAAGTAATTGCTTTCTTGCGGGCATCCATACTTCGGATGATACTCTCCTGATTTTCCAAATGGTCACCAAATCTGTCTATCAAGAAGTTCAAAACATCTGCTATACCAACATCAGTGAGTTCCACATTGTTGTACACATACGGCTTGTAGGTCGCCAAATGTTCCATGTTCTTTGGGGGAATGGCTCGCTCAACAGTCAACAACCAAAAATCGTCAAACAAGGGTGGACCACCCAGATCAGCATTTCTCTGTTTGACTTTCTCTTTGTCCAAACCCAAAGAATTACCATGTTCATCAAAAGCAGTCCATTCCTTCTTCAATTTGACAGTGATAACAAAATCCATTCTTCTCTGAACAGAAAATGGGCATCTGGAGTAGACATTCGCATCCAGGTGCTTTACATTAGTCGTAGCCATGAGGATTTTAGGCTCAACAAATACTCGACCCTTTGCATCCAAATCAGCCATGTTGGCATAATAAGGAGAATTGTTGGCAATGTCAATAACCCAGCGCGTTGGTGCTGTAGACACAAATTCTGGTTTGTCATTTGCAAGATCATCCAGCTTGAGAACAAGGTTATGAGTCTTATAATTGGACATAAATTTATCAGATGCATTCAGCGTGCACTGCCGGTCTTTGTCCGTCGACATGCCAGCACTTGTCAATAGGGCATCAATGAGCTGATCACCACAAATTGTCTTGCACTGATTACTCTCTCCAAAAAGCTCAAGTGTGAAAGGAGCTCTGCGTACACCACTAGCGAGTTTGGATTGATTGAAATCATCCTTGATCTTCATTAAGTTCAAGAACTTGTCGTGCATGAATTTCTTTTGGAGATTCGATAAAGTTGGAATGATGGCCCCAATGTCACTTATAAGATTGTTGAGTTTTAGATCAAAATCATGTTCAGACATTTTGCATTGTGATTCAAGATTCCCATTCTTAGCATACCTAGCCTTCGATACAATATCACTATAAGCATCATCAAGTTCAATGCTTCTATCACCGTCTAGAATAAGGGGTGAAAGACTCTTGTAGGTCCAGCAAAGTGAAGCCTTCTCAACAAAATATATCACCGAATTGAACGCGGCATCAGCAATATCCATGGAATTACCATGAACAACTTGCATATCGGGTTCGATCAACTTGTAATCATTGATGGAAAAGGTGAGAGATGATTCTTCGCACATCTTCATTGTAACAACGAGCCCAAGAACTCGAGACAAGTGGGTGAAGAAATTATTCTCTTTAAAAGATCGCCAATTTGTTCTCAAGTCGCGAATGACTGCCAACCAATCGGTTTTCTCATCTTCGTCATCTTTACCGCTGTGAGGTTCGAAATAATCAGAAGTGAATGATTCAATACAATAGTCTATGACCTGTTTAACAATAGATTGATCAGTAAAGGTCATCAGATAGAGATGCACAGCGGATAATGCCGCCATGTAATTCTGAGAACCTTCTATACAGAAGAACAAGGAAACAAGTTTTTCTATATGAAGACCAATGTCTGCTGTAAAATATTCACCAAAGACATTTTTCAATCCTGACATTATACTATCCAATCCTTTGAGAATTTCAGTCCCACTTTATGGGGATAAGTCAGAATGAAATGGCTTCTTACCTTTTTT